CTAACACTACTGCAAGCAACAATGTTGCAATCGGTCGTTTAGCTGGAACAGGCTTGACTACAGGGGGTTCAAATACGGTTGTCGGTGCAGCGGCTTTGCAAACAATGACCACAGCAACGGGAACTGTTGCTATAGGAACGTCTGCATTAGCTAATGCTACAGGAGGAACTCACACTGCTGTTGGTTATCAAGCTGGTGTTGATATAACAACGGCAGTTCAAGGAACGTATGTTGGTTATGAAGCAGGGTATAACCTGACTACAGGGAACAACAATGTAGCGATTGGCTACGGCTCACTTGCAAATGCGACTACTGCAAGTCCTAATGTCGCGGTTGGCACAAGCGCATTGTCTAACTGTAACGGAGTGGAAAATGTCGGTATGGGCACAAGCGTAATGCTTAATGTTACAACAGGCAATTATAATACCGCTTTGGGTTCTGGTGCAGGTTACTACATCACCACTGGCGATTACAATGTTTCAATCGGCAGAGCTGCGGATCAGGTCACAACTAATGGCCAGTTTAATATTTGTATTGGCGCGTCTGCAAAACCAAGCGCGGCAGGCGGATCACATCAAATAGTGCTTGGATATAACGTAGAAGGTAACGGTAATTCTAGTTTTACTTTTGGCAATGGAAGCACTGACACGTCGTGTGATTTCGGTAGTACGACTTGGGCGCTTCCTTCTGATGAGCGAATTAAAGAAGAGATCGAAGATGATGTAATTGGGCTTTCTTTTATTAATGATCTTAGGCCTAGAACATTTAGGTATCGAAAAGAAAAAGACATACCTGAAGAGTTAAAATCTCATGTATCAGGCTCAGAAGAAAGATTTAGAACTGATAAATACCAACATGGTTTTATTGCTCAAGAAGTTAAAGAGGCCATTGATAAGCATAATTTTAAAGACGGTTTTGATATGTGGTCAGAAAATGAAAATGATGGAAGACAACTGATAGGCCCAACTGCGGTAATACCTATGTTAATTAAAGCAATTCAAGAACTTTCAGCTGAAGTCGAAAAACTTAAAGGAGAATAGTGATGTCTGTTACGAAAACTTTAAATGTAGCTGTTCCATATATTGAGGACGGCAAGGTTGTAAGATGGCAATTAGGGATGAAGTACGAACAGGGTACAGAAGGTCAAGCTGATTACTACGCTAGTGATAAAAGCGTAACTCTTGACGCAACTTACAAAGTTGGCGATGAAACTAAAACCAATTTTACCCCTAAAGCTGAAGGTGATTGGACTAAAAAAGACCTTGAAGACCTTTGCCCAACGGCTTTGTGGGATGAAGTATTTGCTAGTCAATACGACTCTGTTATTACGAACCCACCCAAAGAGCCTGTACCTGATAACGACTATGTGATTCCTAGCAGCTAATGCAGCCGCAACATTTTTCATTTCATACGTTACCTGCGGTGTTTATGCTGGAAGCACAGCTATCTGAAAGCATGGTAGGTACGCTTAACGACTACTTAGATAAGTTAATGGTAGATCAAGAACGAAAAAGTCATGCGGGTACGTTGGTAGGGCAGATAGCCCACGGACAGCAGCTTACAATGGATCATCATTGCGAAGAGCTAAAAGACTTTAACTGGACGATTCAGGGCTTGGCAATGGATTACGTCAAGCAGTTCTGCGCTCAGTCTGGTAATCCACTAAAAGGTAAAAGAGAGGTACTTACTGATGAGCTTTGGTCTGTTCATTCTTACTCTGGCGATTATAATCCCATACATGATCATGGTACTAAAACTATTATGGGAGTCTCCTGCACAACATGGACAAAAGTACCACAACAAATCCTAGACCAGCCTACGGCGGGAAGCCCTGAGTACAGCCTGTATAACTCTAGTGGTAATGCGGATGGTTGCCTAGCATTTAGCTATGGTCGTAATAGTTTATTAGATGTAGAGCGGTTAGCTCCTCCGCAAAGTTTTGTAATTAAGCCAGAAGTTGGAAAGTTTCTAATGTTTCCTAGCTGGCTAACGCATATGGTTTACCCTTTTGAGGGCGAAGGAGAACGGCGCACTGTCGCTGCAAATTTAAATGTTTGGAAGGTAGAGGAAGATGGAACAAGACACTAAAGAAGTTGTAGATGCAGAGGTTGCAGAAGAAGCTGAAGTTGCTCAACTCCCTCCTAATCCTGAACTATTAACTGCTCGTATGGATGAACTGCGAGAAGAGATTGGTCAGATTACAAACGTAATCAATGCCAACCAAAAGCAGCTAGATACCTATGTAGCAGCATTTAATTGGTATTCACAGCAGCTAGAAGCAGCTAATGCGGAGCAACAGTAATGGATTTTGTTCTTAATATAATATCTGTAGTAACGGGTATTGTGTGTGCGGCATCGATTATATGCAGCCTTACTCCCACTCCAAAAGACGATGCATTGATTGGTCGGTTGTACAAGATTGTGGAGATTGCAGCTTTGAATATAGGCAAAGCAAAAGAAGGCAGCACAACTAACCCGATTAAATTTGTAAAGAGGTCAGATTAATGACTGAACTAACTAATGCTGAAAAACGTAAGTTGATAAAAGAGTTGAAAGGAGCAAGCAAATTACACCTAGCTCAAGCAAAAAAAATCGAAAAAACTCTACAAAAAAAGAAAAAGTGAGTTCGGACTCACAAGAGGCTCTAAGCGAAATCAAAGCGCATCAAAGAGAATGTGCTGTACGGTATGAAAATATTGAAAAACGCTTAGATGAAGGATCTGAAAAGTTCAAGAAACTTGAGATGATGATATGGGGTGTTTACCCTTTTATGATTGTAACAATTGTAGCGTCTAGGTTTTTATAAATATGCCATTAAAGCGTTTTAATTTTCAAGCAGGTATAAAACGAGAAGGCACTGCATATAATAATGAAGGTGCTTTTTATGATGCTTCATTTATTAGATGGAGATCTGGGCGTGCCGAAAAAATGGGTGGCTGGGTAAAAAAATATAATGAAGCGACATCTACATTTATTGGCTTGTGTAGAAAAATACACCAATGGGTTAATTTAAGTGATCAAAGATATATAGCGCTTGGCACAAGCAAAAAGCTATATCAAGTATTAGGTGATTCTTTTACCGATGTGACTCCGTTAAGAACTACTACTTCTGCTGGTGATGTTACGTTTGCAGCAACTAATGGATCATCAACATTAACAGTAACTGACTCATCTCATGGTGCGGCTAAAGGAGACTTTGTTACGTTTAGCGGAGCCGCTACTTTGGGCGGTTTAATTACAGCCGCTGTTCTTAATCAAGAATATGAAATAGCAACTATAGCTAGCACTAACACCTATACAATTACTGCAAAAGATACATCAGGAGATACGGTTACTGCTAATGCTAGTGATTCTGGCAATGGCGGTGGATCTACTGTTGGTGCGTATCAAATTAGTATTGGACTAGATGTTGCTGTTGCTGGTACAGGCTGGGGTTCTGGCACTTGGGGGGGAGGCACTTGGGGTAATTCGGAGTCAGGTCTTCTTAGCTCATTACGGTTATGGAGCATAGATAATTTTGGTGAAGACATTATAGCTAATGTTAGATCTGGAGGAATTTATTATTGGGATGCAACAAATCCTACTAATAGAGCTATACCATTATCTAGCTTATCTGGCGCTTCTAATCCTCCATCAGAGTGTTTAACGGCAATTGTATCTACACAAGACCGTCATGTATTAGCTATAGGGTGTACGCCTTTTGGTGGTAGCAACATAGATTTAATGCAAATCAGATGGTGCGATCAAGGCAATGCAGCTCAATGGACTCCCCTTACCACAAACACTGCTGGTGATTTAAAGCTATCTGCTGGATCAGAAATTATAGGCGCTATTAGAGGAAGGCAAGAAGTATTGGTTTGGACAGATGTTGCGTTGTATAGCCTTCGTTTTATCGGCGCTCCTTTTATATTTAAGTCTACATTGATTACAGAAGGGATCAGTATGATTTCTCCTAATGCTGCAATTAATGCAAACAATGTAGTTTACTTTATGGATAGGCGTAACTTTTACATATACACAGGTGCAGCCCAGACATTACCTTGTACTGTGCTTGGTTATGTATTTGATAATCTTAATCAAGACCAAGCGGAGCAAGTGTTTGCTTTTGCTAATACTGCATTTAACGAAGTTGGTTGGTTTTATTGCAAGGGTGAGTCAACGGTAATAGATAGCTATGTAACATATAACTATGTAGAGAAAGCATGGTCTATTGGTTCGTTAGGAAGAACTGCATGGGATGATGCTGGCGCTACATCAAGTGTTCCATTAGCTGCCGCTACAATAAGCGATGTTGGTTATATTTATAACCATGAAACAGGCTATAACGATGATGGATCTGCAATGACTGCGTTTTTAGAAACAGCAGATTTTGATATAGATGATGGTGAGCATTTTGCTTTTGTAAGACGTTTATTGCCAGATGTAGAGTTTATTGGCAGCAATACAGCTCCAGAATTAACATACACTCTTAAGTCCCGTAGTGATGCTACTGGCACATTAAGTAATCAATCCTCAACTGTAGTAACTAACTCTAACAATTATGGCGTATCTAATGTTAGAGCTAGAGGAAGACAGATGCGAGTTAGGATAGAAAGCACTGATTCTAATAATGCGTGGCGGCTAGGCGATGTAAGATTAGATGTACGACAGGATGGTAGGCGATGAGCAGTGAAGGCGCAGAGTTTAGATTACCGCTTGAGTTTCCTACTGCTGAATATGATGAGCAGTATATGCAGAGGCTTATTAATCAATTGAGATTAATATTTGAGTTAATACCATCACCAACAGAAGTTGAAGATGATGCGTCAGCAAATGCGTGGTTTATGTCTTAATGCCTAGTACATACATAAATGCGATCAAAACATTAGATGGAACGTCTATTGCAGATATATATGAGGTGCCTCAAGGAAAGACTGCAATACTTAAAACGATTAGCGCGTACAATACTAACGCGAGTACAGCTTCATCTTTGATTGTACATATTTATGATAGCAGCGCAGATGCTACAACAGAGTTTGAAAAGACCGCCTCTATTGGCGCTGAGACACGACAAGCGTATTTAGAGAACGGCGAAGTAATAGTTTTGGAATCAAAAGATAAATTAAGAATGACAGCAGGAGCTTCTAACTACTTTGATATATTTGTCTCAATACTTGAGGTATTATAAAAGTGTTTAAACGCTTGCATATTATGGAGGTTGTATGAACAGTTCTTTTAAGCCGCAACAAGCGCCTATGGAAAGACAGGCTAATCGTTTAGCCAGTCAAGGTCGCTATGGCGATTCAATGATGGTTCATATGAATCCAACCGAGGTTCAGGTATTGAACCAGATGGCTCCCGGCGGATTAACTCGCAATCCACAAACCGGACAACCAGAAGCGTTTGGTATGCTGGCTTCAATAATTGCATCAATGATAACTAAAGCAGCAGCGGCATCAGCGGCAGCAGGAGCAGCGGCGGGTGGAACGGCTGCGGCGAGTGGGGCGGCAGGAGCAGCAGCAGGAGCTGCTGGCGCTGGAAAGCTTGCAACACTTGGTAAAATGTTATCTCTTGGCACAATGAATCCTACGGTGGCTGGCGCTCTTGCTTCAGGAACAACTACTGCTATTCAAACCGGCGATCTTATGGAAGGTTTAAAGACCGGAGTTATAGGCGGTGTTACAGGACACATTGCAGGAAAAATGATGAGCGGTCTTGGTGAAGGAGCTGGGCTAGGAGCTGATGCTGGATCACAAATAACACCAGAAGCCGGTACTGTTCAAAACGCGCTTGCTTTACAGGGTGGCCCTCCAGTTCCCGGAAGCGCTCTTGCTGGAGCTGATGGGCAAGCTTTCGCAGCAGATCTAGCTCCGCAACCAAATATTGGAGATTTCGATCCCATCAGTGGGCAGCAGTGGTCTGGCCCCGGCTTAGTATCTAACGTTACTCCTCCAGCTAGTGATTTTAGTATAGGGGATGCTATTGGAAGTATGGGCATAACTGATGTTGCTATTCCGGCAATGCAAGGAATGATTGCAGACGATGCTGTTGCCATGTATGACTATGGTGGCGGTGATATGGAAGAAGAGGACGAAGATCCTTTTTATCAAGAAGTGCGCCCTAGCGATAGAGGAATACAAATGCCCGGTATGGGCTACGATGCTGGCACAAGCGGCGAGTTCGATTACTTTGCTAATCCGTTCAAAGCTATACCTGTAGCAAAGACTGGCGGTCATTTAAGGCAATTTGAAGAAGGTGGCACAGTTGATAAGCCTATAAATCTTTCTGGCCTTAGAGGGTTTGATCAGATAACGGCTCCCCCTAGTTTTGACTTTAGCGGAACAGATATATATGGCCCTGCTCCTGTCAACATGGAAGATTTTAATTTATCAACACCTACAACAAATGCTGTAGATTCGGGTCAAAGTAGATTTCAGCAGATAGCAGCACAGCCAACAAGAACAATGCCGAACCTTAGTAACATTGGAGCTGGTATTGGTTTTGGCCCCGGAATGGATTTAGCTTCAATTGGATTAGAAGGCGCTCCGGGCATGATTGAAAGCTATTATCCTGATTATTATAGCGGCGCTGCTACATATGGCCCAGATCCAACCCTTACAGCGTTTGGCGGGAGATTTGCTCCTGACCCTGTTACG